GATAGAAATCTTCCATCATATTCTGCATATTGAAACGTAAGTTGTATTGACCATCTTCTCCTACATATGGAGTCTTTTTCATCTGATTCATGGTCTTTTGCATGAATTGCTCTACTTCATTAGGTGGTACATTACCTACATTAATATAGAACATTCTTTTCTCAGGTGCTCTCATTATACGATGAATTAACATCGCATCTTCCATTAATGTTACTTGCTTGAAAATCTTTCTAGCAGGTTCTATATATGATCTACCGTAAGGTAAGTAAGCAGTATCTGAGATTAATCTAAAGTGAGCAACTTCGTAATTATCAAAGTCAACTACTCTTCTATCGTTCTTTCTCTTTGGTAAGTAGTTAGGGTGTTGAGAAGAAGCTAATCCATCAGGATCTAATTGAAATATTACTTTTGCAGGATTCTCAGGATCTTCACCTTCTCTTCTTACCATATGATATACAGTATAAGGTAGTACATTATAGATACCGAATTTTTCAGATATCTCTAATTTTAAGAAAAAGTCACCATACTTACACATTTGACGTGTCCATGACCATAGGTTAAATTCTATGTTTAGAACGTCATAAAATAAATTATATAGTACTCTTTGTATGTTTTCGTCAGAGGATTGAATTTGTAGAATCTCTCCTTGATCATTCTTAACTGTAGCTTCATCAGCTATAATATCTAGAGTAGAAGCAATTAATGGATCAGTGTCCATTGCCTCATAATCTGAGTATAATTGTATTCTTAACGTTTGATAGTTAAGATTAGGGTTAAAAATATTCTTGTTGTTATAGATATAAAGTCTACTAAATCTATCTACTAAAGAGTTAGTTTGGTATCTACCAGTTGTCTGTATCTGATTTACATCAGCTATCTTTAGCTCTCTACCGCCTACATTTCTAACAACTATATCGTTAGAAAATAATCTTCGTAGTCTGCCAAATAAGGATTTGTCCGCCATTAATGTACGTTTTTAATAAATAGTCTATTTTAATAACCAGGAGATATCTTCTTCGCCTCCAGGTGTCTTTATAAGATACGGATTATCTGTCGGCTTTCCAACTTTCATCACAGCTTGGTTTCTAGAATTAAGGTTAGAAAAAGAAGATAATGAAGCTCTTGCTAGGTCCATACCTTGTTGTCTGAGTCTTAAAGCAGTATCTCTTACATATAAAGCTGTACCGAAACACATTATTAAGTCATCATTATATCTATCTTGTGCTTGAGCCTTTCCATTTTTCCATATGAATACTCTCATCTCACTTAATAGTCTCTTAGATTGAATCAAAACACCTTTATCTCTAACGTATTCGATCATCTTAGCTATAACTAGTGGTCTAGTTTTAGATGACATAGTAAAACCAGGAACAAGTTTATCTCTTTCAAACTTAGTCATATACGATTCTACAGTGTCTCTATTGTTAGTTGGACTGTAATATAGGTTTCTATATTCTCTTTCCATTATTTGTTCAATGGTAGCCCAACCAATATTTGCGTTTTCTACTACTAAAAGTGCATCATTATACTCAGCTGCTACTCCTACTAGTATATTTCCAAAATCTTTAGGTGATATCTTACCTTTATATTCTCCTACTTGATTACATTCTTCTATATCAAATATATGGAATGCTGAGTAATCCGTAGCATCTCCTCTCGCTACATCCGCTACAACCATATACGATTTACTATAGTCAACTCCTTCCCATATCCATAAATTACTATCAACTCCTCTTTTCTCCATAGGATCTTTTTGATAAGTCTCATCATAGAAGGTCATATCTTCTGGTTCAAATACTGTATCACCTGAGGATAAGAAGTCACAGTCACATTCCTGTCCTGCCATTCTAGGTCCTAAATCTCTATCTTGTTGTTGTCTCCACTCTTCGTTTCTTTCCGGATGTACTGTCCATGGTAATCTTATAGGTAAGAAACTATTTTCTCCTGTTTCAGCTTTTTCCCATGTTTGATGGAACCAGTTACCTATACCGTTAGGAGTAGATAAAGCCATACATTGTCCACCAGTTGCTAGTGTTTGTTGTGCAGCAGCAAATGTTTCTTCAATGTTATCAATGAAAGCAGCTTCATCTATTACTAGCAAAGATACCGCTTCCGATCTAGCAGCATCAGCGTTAGAAGACTTAGCTTGTATCTTAGAGCCGTTCTTAAGTCTTAAAGATAGTTTATTCTTTTCTACTGATCTCAATCTTAGCCACTTTGGTAGTTGGTCATACATAAAGATAACCTTTGTTACCAAGTTACGAGCAGTAGCTTGAGTGGTTGCTAATGCTAAAACGTTTTTATCTTTATGAAATATCATTAACCAGAGACTGTATGCTGAAGATAAGGTAGATATTCCTAGCTGTCTTGATTTAAGAGTAATTAAGTATTGTTGGTCTTTGAAGTGTTCTAATACTTTTTCCTGAAATGGATATAAGTTAAAAAGAATACGTCCACGAGTAGGGTGCTGTATATAACAGTACTTCTTCATGAAGTAGATAAGATCTCTAGCGCACTTTAAGTATTCTTGTGCTACTATCTTTTTAATATTTTGTGCCATAACTATTTAGAAAGCATAGGACCATTGAGGGTGTCCGTCTTTCATATTTATTTTTATACTGTTTCCAAGTAATCCTATGATAGTAGTGGAAGGTATTTTAATAAAATTACCAGATTTATCATTGAGAAATAATATTTCATCGAATTTTTCTGATTCTATATATAACTTTACAAAACGTTTGCAAAATTCTAATTCATACCCATCTGCATTAATGCTGTTACCTTCTTTAAAATTTTTTAATTGCAAGCCAGATAAATCTACACCTACGAATACTCTATTTATTGCTTCATCTGCTACTTCTATTACCTTGTCTATAAGTTCAGGATTTTCTTTCATAGCATAATCTAAAACTAAATTAATTCTATGAAATACTCTTTTCCCAGATACTGAAGATACATTAATGGGAGTGCTGAGTAGGTTATTTACTTTTTCTACAAAATATTTTGTGAATACAAAGTTTGCATTTTTACTAAAAGGTACTTTTTGACCAGCAGGTCTTGCAGCACTATTTTTTACTTCTATAGTTTTACCTCCTCCTGTTATATCTCCATGTGGAGCATCTGTTTTTACATCAGAAATTAAAGTGCCAAGATATATTTCTCCTTTCCCTGTTGCTACATTTCCCATGGATGGCTTTTTATCCATCAAGTATTTTAAAGTTTCTTGTGAAAATTTGCCAGCAAACATTTTATATAGGTTTCCTGATTTACCAAGTGATTCGTAGTTTGGGAGTTTATTTAATAGAGCGTGATAGTTTTGTATATCTCCGTTATCTATCAATTCATTGTATATGTACTTTGATATTGCTGATATAGCTTTTCCTTTTGAGTTAAGATGGTTCATAATATCATCCCTGTACGCTATAGATGAAACTCGATTGAGTATTCCTTTAAGTTGTTCGGGAGTAAATTCACCATTTTGGATAGTTTTAATCAATTCATCTTTTGAAACTTCACCGTCTGTGTCTATTAACTCTAAAAGTAACAGACCTAATACAGTTTTATCTTCTTTACTATCCATTGAGGGAGTACCTGTTTTAGATCTCCATGCCCATTCAGTATATAGTTTATTTACTACGTTCATATTATGCGTCTGGTTCTTCACCTGCTTCGAAGTCTACAGGTTCATCAGATAAATCAGCTCCACCTACGTCATCTGCTCCTAAATCATCACCTCCGAGGTCATCTCCTCCTGTATCTGCTCCTCCTTCATCACCGGGAAAGTCGCCTCCACCTCCACCACCGCCGCCGGTGTCAATGTCTGCTGGTTCTCCTTCACCTGCTCCGCTCATTGGTGCTTCTCTGTATAGTACTTCTAATTTATCTAATGCTTGTTGGTATTCTGATATGTTACTTAGGTAATACCTTTTACCTAGTATAGTTGCTTGAAAGCCTTCGCCCATCCATTTTAAGATATAGTCTTGGCCGTTCTTTAAGTTAACTCTAAAAGAGCTAGGACGAGGTGATACCCAGTCAATACTCTCTACAAAGTCTTTAAAGTCTTCTGTTTGTAATTTTATAATAGCTGCTTTAACTGTAGGAAACTTACCTAATATTTTATCAGTAGCATCTTCTAATACAGTTTCTTCAGGAGCATCCATGTCAGGAGTTTCTTCTGGTGTTGGTTCTTCATCACCTTCAGCTTCATTCTGAGCTATCATTGGTCTGATTTGATCTTGAGATATAAAATGATCTTTATCGTCTACATTATATTCAGGTTTACTTAAACCAGGGTTATCAGACTTTTCATCTTTATCATAATCCTCTAATTCGTCTAATAGACTCTCTTTAAGAACTTCTTCGTACGCCTCTAGAATAATATTTTCTAATTTAGCTTTGTTCATCTTACTTCTTTTTCTTTTTATATCCTTTATGCCAGTGTTCATTAGATGTTTTAATCTCTAATTCACTAACTGGTATATCTTCTACTGTTTTGCCGCTTTCAAATAAAACGTCGTAATGAGTAACTACATGTTTCTCTCCTTCTTTTACTAAAGTGTGTTTTTCTGGTATACAATCACCTTTCCCGTATTTCTCATGTACTACTTTAGCAGCACAATCGTGAGCAAATCCAGGTCCAGCTTCTTTTACTATTTCACTACCTTTAATTCTACTATGTGCTATTCCGTATACATCTCCATTTCCGAAATCTACGGTAGCTTGAGTATCTGATATTTTGATTACTTTTCCTTTTTTACCGTCTTTAGTAAGTACGTCTCCTACTTTGACTTCTTGTAATGGATTTTCTGCATCTTGTCCTTGATATTTAGTATCTTTAAATACTTTTGATGACTTAGCTAGTCCTGCAACAAATCTTTTAAGTAGTCTACCTGGTACGTGTATGTATCTAGCATCAGCTCCATAACCTGAATATTTTTCAGTTATCTGTATTCCACTATTAGTTCTTGTGAATTGAAAATCTTTATCTATATGTAAGTCTGTTCCTTCGTATAAATCACTTTCTCCTTCTTCCATGTAATCTTCTAGATTCTTATCGACTGGTAATTGAAACTTATCTGCTAAAGCTAATACTATTTCTGCTGCTGCATCTCTTTCTGATATATCATCATTGTTAGACATATTTTGTACAGCTTTTAATACATCATCAAAATCTCCTCTACCTTCATCTAGTTCTTGATCTCTACCTGTTCCTGCTATTTTATCATCTTGTTTAGCTAATAGCTCTTTATACTTAGCGTTTATTTGTTTTACTTTTTTAATAAACTTAATTCTCTTAGGATCATCTTGAGGTAATTTATTCATAGAAGGAGCTAAATCCTTGATAAATTTTCTGCCTTGAATAATCTTATCCATCTCAGAATTCTCTTCTAATTGAAAATCATCAATATCTGAATATAATACTTCATGTTCTCCTCCATCTTGATCTACTGCAAATACAGAGTAATCACCCCACATATCAGCATTATCGTCATTGCCATTTTTAGGATTATAGATAATTAAATACTTATCATCATGAGTTCTAATCATAGCATCGTCTGCTTGTCCTAAGTATGCTAATAGTTTTTCTTTTGAGTACTCTTCAGCTATATCCTCTTCTTTAATGCCTTTTTCTTTAGCAATTAAATTTTGAATAGCTATAATTTTATCTTTTTCTGGATGATTTTCTAATCTATCAGCTTCTTTAGCATCAGAATATTCTTTATCGTTCATTTCTTGCATTTGTTTAAAATATTTTGTCATCTCGTTTTTAACAAGCTCTGTGTTTATAAAAGGTTCTCCAGAAGGTTTAACTCCTACATCAGAAAGAACTATATCTTCACCGTCTGCTAAAAATATTAGTTCGTTTCCTTCTATTTGAAACCTGTATGAAACTTCAGCATCGTTTTTATATATAATATGTACTGTAAAAGCTTCTGGTATATTAGGAGATAGAGCTGATGAAAATACTTTTTTAATTTTAGCTCCTGATACTTCATCTCCTGAAGAATGTACTGCTTGTACAATTGCTTTACCGGCTTTACTAGCTATGATAGAAAGATGTTCTTTACTTAATTTTACGTTTTCTTCTTCATCCATATTAGATTTAGATATCTTTTGACCTTTATCTTCTTTATAGTAGTCTGGATCTTCGTAATAATCATCTTCTTCTCTTCTACGTTTTTCGTAATCTGTTACGTGATCGTCGTCTCTATCGTTATAACCTTCGTTTGTTCCTTTTATTTTTGCTATTGCAGCATCTATCTTATTAAGCATATCTCCATACTTATCTGCTATTGGACCTCCTTCTGGTTCAGCTTCCTGCTCCATATCTCTCATTACCTGGTCTCTTTTAGTTTGAAGTTTAGATAATATAGCTGTCTTTTTACCAGAATGTCTTTCACCTCCTTTAACGATACCTTTCTTTCTACCTATTTTAGTTTTAAGAGCTCTTAATTTCATAAGAACAGGATCGTTAATATCTTTAGTTTCGTCTAAATCGTGGCTTTTATCTACAACAGAAATACCATTAGCTTCTAAATCCATAGATAAGTCGTATATAAACTCTGCTGGATCTGAGTCAGGGTTATAGTGATCGTGATCAGTAGTTGCTGATGTAAAGTTAAAGTATACAATTACATTTCCGTCTCCATCATCATCGACTATGTCAGTACTTACGTACTCACTGTCTATATTTTGATCTATAACTTGTATAGCTTTTTTATAATCTTTTCTAGATACTTTTATATAAGTTGTTTGATGTGGACCTTCTGTTTTAAGATTTACGTTAACTCCTTTCTTAGCTAATTTCTCTGCTTCTTCAGAGTCTTTAGTAACTACCATTCCTGCTTCTTGTTCTTTTAATTGATTCTCAAGAGATTCCTTAAGTAATTCTAATTTTTTCACTGTTTTGTTATCTTTTTCCACCGCTTTATTTTCTCTGTAACACTTAAGAGTGTATTCGCATTTAGATAAACGATCTTTAAGTTCTTTGTAATTCATAGATAGAGTATTGTATACGTATATAAATAAATAGATTAACTATCCCAAATAACGTTTTTGAACTTCTCTGGGGATAAACCAAAATAGTCTGTTCTCCATTTAGTTTGTTCAAAAAAATCTAAATAAAACCAATCATCTTTTCTTCTCCACAGGGCTTTAGCTACATCATCCCAATCTAATTTAAGAAGAAATTCTTCAATCTCCAACTTTTTCTCTATAACTTGTTCATAATAAAAGGAGTCCCATTCGTAATGAAATACTTCAAATACTGCATCAGGTGAAACATAATCGATAGAAATGTCTATTCCCCATTTCGGTTTCATTTTTATTAACTTATATAACATTGGATTATAAGGTGCTACAGCGTAAAGCTGTTCTAATGCGTTAGAGCTGAATCCTTTTCTTTCAAATAAGTCTGAATGGTTAATATGAGCTCCGTCTCTTTTATCCCATAACATCCAATCGTATCTCATACAATCTTCATGTCTTCTTTCTATTGTTTGATATCCGTTATAACCTAAGAAAGCTTGTTCAGCTTTAGTTAAATGATATCCATTTTGATCAAATAGGTCAACAGAATTAGGATCTTTAAGTGTTTTAATATCTTCAGTAGGGTCTAAGAAATTAGGTTCCCTATGTAGTGTAGTATTTGCTATTTTCATTTTTTACCACCTTTCATATTAGCACACCAGTGGTACATTTTACCTTTTTCACCACCGTGTTTTTTTGCTTTAGCTCTTAAAGATGATACTGAACCTTTGCATGATGCTCCAGACTTTTTTACTCTGCCTGGTCTTGATTTACCTTTCTTTTTACCGTCTTTATAGTTTTCGGATAATTCAGATATATCAACAATCCAAATTTTTGGATCAATTCCTTTTTTTACTAGTCCTGCTAATCTAGTATTACCTGCTACTAAATCGTAATCGTTATCAGAAAATTTAACAGCTATGGACATTTCAATAGTTCCTTTGTTGAAAGCATCTATAAATCTCTGTTTTTTAGGTTCTTCTAAACTATCAAAGTTTAAGTCTACATTACCTAAATTATCTTTTATGGAGCTATAAGGTACTGGTTGGCCTTGGTTAGCTATATTAATCCATTCCTCTTTCCCAATCTTCACAAACTCAGAATAACGTTCAGCCTCTTCCCATTCGTTATCAAAGTTTGGATGAGAGTATTTGATCTCGTAAATAATCTCACCGATGAGCTGGGCTAGAGTAAGGGTGTTCATATTCTTTTGGCAAGTTCTTTAAGTATAATACTTTTTTTTCTTTTATAACTAGAGTTTTCAAGTAACTTCTTTAACTCTTCTGTTGATGTAGTAGCTGGAGTATAATGTTTCCATGACCATTTTTTAGTCATTTTACCTCTAGCGTCCCTGACATACTCTTTAGATGAAGGTTTTAATTTTGCTGGCATTGTTTTTTTATTTATCCTTCAGCGTGCATCATAAACATTCTTATGATAATAGCTGCTATAATACCGAAAATAATCCAAAGTGCTCTAGTAACTCCTTCTTTCCAATTTTTAAGAGTTTCTACCTCAGCTAACTTATTTTCGAATTCTTTTTGATTAGATTGAAGAAGTACTCTCCATTCTGTGTTTTTATTAGTGTTTACAATAACTCCAGTATCTGGGTTTAGTAAGGTTTTCTTTAGAGAAGAAATGTCTACTTTTAACTCACTAACGTCAACCTGCATTTGTTTTAATTCGCCGTTCGGCATTTGCTCTTTGACGTGTTTAATTTCTTTTAGAACTGATTCTAAGATCTGTTTCTGTGTCATTGTATTTTATATATAAATATCACTCTATATGCTTACGCATAACTGTTGTGAATTCTTTTAAGTCTTTAAGTATTTTATCTTTAGTTTCTTTATTCATACCGCCCCAATCTTCAATAGCTCCTTGTTCAGTAACAAATGTATGTTTATCGTTAACTGAATCAAGTACCCAGTTTTCAATATCCTTTACTACCTCTTTAGCATTACCTTTAATCATCCTCTGTTCATACTGTTTGTATAATCCTGCTTTTTTAAGGGAATGTTCATACTCTACAACACAAGGGTCAAAACAAAAACCATGTATCTTATACATTTTTTTAGCTAACCAGTGCTCCATAGGACCATTACATTTAGGGCACCTAAGAGGCATTCTTAATGCTTTTTTTGCAGCGTCTAGCTTAGTAATGTTCTGTTTAATTCCGTTCTTAATAGTCCACTGTTTACCGCTTTCTTCCCATATGTCTCCTTCTATATGTTTTATAGAAGTTTTTCGGTAACCGGCTTGTACTTTAACTCCAGAAGTGAAATCTTTATTTACTAAATTTCTTACTCTTTGAACGTCGCTTTGTTTGAACTCTTTTTTTAATAATGTTTCTTTACTCATAACCTAACTCTTTCAATCCTTTTAAGGCATCGCTTATATCTCCTTTTCTAACTCTAAATGCTATACCTCCTTTAGCTTGCCATTCTTCTATGTTTGACGGTTTATCGTCGATTAATATACTGTTTTCGTTTGCGTAATTTTGTTTACTTTTAGAATAAGCAAATATAGTTTTTGGTTTAGGGTTTAATTTATTTCTTACCCATAGGTTTTTACCCAATCTTGATGAATCATGTCTGGAAGGAGAGGTTAATAATTTAGGACTATACTCCTTAATAAAGTCCCATAGTACTTTTCCTTTTGGCATCCAGTCCATTCCAACCCAGAATTTAACTCCTACTTTTACATCTATTAAGTGCCAAAATGCTTCTAATCCAAATTCTTTTTCGTACTCTTGAGGATGTTTACCTGTAAAGTGTTCAAAACGCTTTTCAAAATTTGTTAAAACTCCATCCATATCACAGTATATTTGATAAGGAGGTTTTACTTTTTCTTCCGGAAGCGGATATGCTTCTAATAAATCTACTAATTTTCCCATAACCTTTATTGATTTTTTATTTTATCTTCCCAATTGCGGAAAGTAATATTACCTAATGTATAGGCTTCTTTTTCTATCTCTACTAATTCTTCATCTTCATTGGTATTTGTAGTCCCGTAGTTTTTTAATCTACCTTCTACGTTTTGAATATGGTGAACCATTTCATGAGTAAAAGATCTGAGTACATCTTTAGGGTGTCTGCCTTCGGTATATAATACTACTTCTTTTAATTCAGGGTTATAATAAGCTGTTCTACCAAATACACTAGAAGCTTCTGCTATGTCTTTTTTTATTTTAATCTCCGGTAAAGGAGTAATGTTTAGTTTTTGATCTAACATATACTCTAATATAGACCCCATAAAAGGTGTGAAATCGAAATCAGATTTAGCAAACTCATTAGATATACTCACTCTAATATGATCTTGCATAAATTTAACTGCTATATTGTCACTACCTATTTGATTTTTTATTCTCTTATATAAGGTAATTAAGTGAGCTCTGTCTTTTGACTTCATAGCTGATCTAGGAGCTATGTGTGTACCAGATGTACCTTCAACAACAGACTCTTTTTCAGAAACAAATATCTCAGTTAATACATCTTCTAACTTTTGTTTCATTTGTTCTGATACTATACTTCCTTTTAACATATTTAATATTTTTAACATTTCGTCGCTAGATAAACTTTTAGGAAAAAAGTCTCTTACCTGGTCTAAATTACCGCTAAGTATAGCTTTTCTAAAGTTTGTTGCTCTAACATTATTACTATCGTTTGAAGTAACTGATAATCCTTTTACGTTTGGTGTTTTCTTAAAAGCAGAAATTCTTCCTAAATCTCTAAGATCATCTTTTTCTCTAATACCTGCTACAGCATAAAATTCTTCATCATTATGTAGTGCTGCATAGTCTCTAGCTAAAGTCATTGGATTACCTTCCTCGGTAACTATTTCTATATTAGTTAGATATTTTTTGTAAATATTCCATATAGCAGCTGATTGCTCTTTATTGATTCCGTTTCTTTCGTTTCCTCCTATAAAGATGACTACCTTATCAACCTTTTCTATCTTATCAAATCTTTTGTCTAATACATTATCTCCAGCTTGTTTATAGTTATCTAACCCGTAAAGTTTGCCTTTAATAGACCCGTCTAATAACCTTTGGGCTATTTCGAAATGTCCTCTGTGAGGGGGTTTAAAAGCTCCTGGGTATAGTGCTATCATGCTAAGAATGATTGTAAGTTAGAATCTATTTCTCTAGGAGTGTTACTAACAAGTTTAGAGTTAAAAATAGGGCTAAATAACATTTCAGCTATATTCTCTAAAACTTCTTCTTCTCTCTTAACTGCTTTTTCTTTACTAGTTCTATAACTTTTAAGTTTAGCAGTCATCTTATCATCTCCGGGTCCTACTCCATTTTTTTGATACCAATCTTGAAAATATTTTTTTAACGTTCTATCTTCACTATAATTATCTCTATCATAATCCATATGAGACGTTGCATTAATAAACTCCTGATTTTCTTCAGCAGATAGTTTAATTGGGTTTCTGAATGATGAACCGTCTATCTTATTTTCTTCAGAATATCTTTGTAAATAGTCTTTGATACCCTGTGCTCCATTTTTAGCAGCTGTATCAAATCCTTTAATTTCTTTCTCAAATCCTGGTCTTGCATTTACAAATAAAGAAAAATTACCTTTAGTCATCTTAGAATAATCTTGTATTAATTGATAAACATTTCTCCAAGTAGAAAACACAGCTGAACCAGGTACATTTCTTTCTCTTTTAAAGTTAGAAATATATGCAATCATAGGGTGAGTGTACACCATTACCATGTATACGTTAAATCCACTCGAAATAAGATCTTTTATCTTTTTGGGGTTACTAGCAGTTGTATCCCAAACAAAAGATTTCTTATTATCTACGAGAGACTGAGCTTCTTGGTCCGCTGCTCGAGTTGCTGGACCTAGCTTGTTGTATGCTGGATGGTCTGGATTCTCCACGAACTTGTCTGGATTGACTAGGGGAAGAGATTTGAGGTCTAATTGCTGGAGTAGATGTGTTTTCCCTGCTCCAGACCCCCCTGCCATTACTATTACCTTCGGGCCTGCCGTAGCTTCTAGGATTAGATCTGATAGTTTTATCATTGTTAAACTTATTTGGATTATTATATTCTCTTATTATTATATTTTTATTTCCGCCTTTAAGTATGTTTACAGACTCTCTAAGTTTATATTCTCTTACTTCTGGTCTATTATATACCCTTACGTTACTATTATTATTAGCGATAGCTCTAGTTCTAACTCTATTTTTTATCTCTCTATCTTTAATGTCTTTTTGAGTACTCTGTCTGTAATTATTCATATGAGCCATAGAAGGTCTATTCCATAAGTGAAAATTACTATAGTATGGATCGTAACTATTCCATCCCCATTGTCTAAATCTATATGGATCCCAATGATTGAATGTACCAAAATTAAAATTAAAGTTCCAGTCAAACCAGAAGTCATATCTGTTTACATATAAGTCCCATGGAGTAACATTTCTATTATACTTCCATAAAAAGTTTCTATTGTAAAAAGAATAATACCAACGTAAGTCTTGCTGTTTAGCAAACTGAGAGTAATTCCATCTAAACTTACTATCATTATTAAACTTTCTGTATAGTGATGTTTCACTATCGATCACATCTACTAAG